TTTTCATAATGGCATACACAAGAAAAGATATAGAACAGCAACACACACAATACAAAGGTATGATGCCAAGATGGGAATATTACATCAGATCATATTTAGGTGGCAAAGAATACCAAGATGGAAAGTTTTTACAAGAATACCAATTAGAATTAGAATCAGAATATTTTAAAAGACTTGCTTATACACCATTAGATAATCATGCTAGAAACGTAATTGATATTTATTCATCATTTTTATTTAGAGTACCACCAACTAGAGAACTTGGAACATTACAAGACGACCCTTCAGTAGATCAATTTTTAGATGATTGCGATTACGAAGGTAGAACATTTGATGCTCTAATGAGAGAAGTACAAAACTATGCTTCTGTTTATGGACATTGTTGGATTATCGTGGACAAACCATCTACAAATGTAATGACACGTGGAGAAGAATTAGAACAAGGAATTAGACCATACCTAAACATCTACACACCTGAGAACGTATTAGATTGGAAGTACACAAGATCACCACAAGGATATTACTACTTAGAATATTTAAAGATTAGAGAATCAATAGAAGATGATAAAGAAGTTTATAAGATTTGGTATGAAGATAGAATTGATACAGTATTCTTACCAACTACAAATAGAGACGAACCAAAACTAATAGAGTCAGTTCCTAATCCTATTGGAAAGATTCCTGCTGTTATTTTATACAATCAAAGATCACCTATGAGAGGTTTAGGAGTTTCTGATTTAACTGATATAGCTGATTTACAAAAATCTATTTACAATGAACTATCTGAGATTGAACAAATTATTAGAATATCAAATCACCCAAGCTTAGTTAAAACTAGAGATACTGAAGCTGTTGGTGGTGCAGGTTCTATTATAGAAATTCCTGATAACATTGATGCTAACTTAAAACCTTATATCTTACAACCAAGTGGAAGTAATTTAGATGGAGTAATTAAATCAATCATGCACAAAGTAGAAGCAATCAATAGATTATCTCATGTAGGTTCTATTAGAGCAACTGGAGAGAGAATACAATCTGGTATCGCATTAAGAACTGAGTTTCAATTATTAAATGCTAGACTTGCACAAAAATCTAAACTGATGGAATTAGCTGAAGAACAAATTTGGAGACTATTTGCATTATGGCAAGAGACAGTATTTGATGGAGAGATTATGTACCCAACTACATTTGACATTAGAGACTGGGCAACTGATTTAGAATTATTACAACAAGCAAAAGCTTCTAACATTAAATCAACTACATTCACTAAAGAACTAGATAAACAAATAGCTAGAACTGTAATTGATAATGATGAAACACTTGCAGTAATAGATCAAGAGATTGATACTAATACTCAGGCACTTGGAGAGTTTCAACCACAACCAATAACATTACCTACAATTTAATGTGGCACAAGATTTATTACAGCAACTTCAAAGCATAAGAGAAAAAGCAGTAAATAATTTAGAAGCACAACATCAAAAACTTTTAAACGATACATTAGCAACATTAGAAAAAAGAGTAGTACAAACTGTATCAAATCTTCCTATTCAAGATGGTGTATTATTTAATACAAGACTTGCCATTGAGATAAGACCAAAACTACAACAAGCAATAGAAGAACTTTACTTAACAAGAGTACAAACATTCATAAATGATTATGATAAGATTGCAGGAACTATTGTAGCAACTTATGGTAAGCTTCCTATACCTGCTGAGTTTAAACAAATAACAGAAGCAGATTTAGTAACTATTCAACAGTTAAAAAAGATAGCATTTAGTCAATTTCAAAATCTAGCAACTGAGTTCACCAACACATTAGCACAAGAAGTTTATCAATCTACATTAGTAGGAAAACCAATAACAGAAATGGTGCAAACAATTAGAGACAAAATAAATGGAATTTATCAACAAGCAGATACTAAAAAACAAAAAGAACTTGTAAATTTTATTCAAGAACAAAAGATTGCTGGTAAGACAAATACAGAAGATTTTAAAACAGCAGTAGATGAACTTAAACAATCTTATGGTTCTACTGTTACTGGTGCAAACCTAGCAGTCTATTCAGGTCAAATAGTCCAAGATGCTTTAATGGGTTTTGATGGACAGTTTGCAAAGTTTAGAGCAGATGAAATAGGATTAACTTCATATATCTATTATGGAACTATCATTAGAGACAGTAGAGATTTCTGTGTTGAACACGTAAACAAAGTATTTACCGAAGATGAAGCTAGAGAATTATGGCAACAAGAATGGCAAGGTAAATCTGGTAGCGACCCATTCTTAGATAGAGGTGGATATAATTGTAGGCATCATTGGCAACCAGTAGACCCTGATTGGGGAACTATTAAAGAAGATGGTACTTTTGAATATGATATAAATAAATTTGAACAACCAACAGAAACACAAGATACTACTACCATTGTTCCACCAGTTGTAACTCCAAGAACTAGAGCAGGAGTTAATGCTACATCTTTAGACAATCCTATAACAGCAGATAAATTACAAATAATACCAAAAACAGTAGCAATTAAATCATTAGAACAACAAGTAGTAAACGCAACTAAAGATGTAAGATACCCAGTTGATGCAAGTGGTGTTGCAATAAATAGATTTCGTAATCCACAAAATATTGGAAAAATATCATTAGGAAATATTAGTGAAAAATTATTAACAGAAATATCAGTTGTTAAACAAGAGTTAGATGATCTTGCAGATAAATATAATATTCCAAAAATAAGAGGTGTAGTAAAAACAAGATCTACTGCTAGATCTATTATGTCAATGGGAGATGGCAAGTTAAATGTAAATATAAACAAATCTGAAAATCTACAAAGATATAGAAATTTTTATCTTGAAAAATTAAAAGTAAAAGAAGTTAATTGGAAATTTGGAGATAACTTGGATAATAGACCATATAATGCCTTTATTTATTTTGACAATCAATTAGACCAATTAAGAAATGTTATGTACCATGAATTTGCTCATCATGTTCATCAAATGAAGGGAGTTACATCAACAACAGCAAATTATGGAATTAAATTTACACCAGTTGTGGAAGAAAAGCTTAAAACAATAACAAGGAATTTAAGAAAAAGTGCATCAAGATATGGAGACAAAGACCCTTACGAATGGTTTGCAGAAAACTTTAGTCTTTACGAGATGAAAAGAACAGATTTGGTAGACCCACAATTTATTAAATTTATAAAGGAGATATAATATGAAACCAATACAAGAAGCAGAACAAATAATACAAAAAAAAACACTAACTTTAGAAGATTACAATAGATTTATTGATTTAGGAAAATTAATAAAAGATGAAGAATCTAAATTAGAATACGATTGGTTGTGCGAAGCTATTGAAATTAGATTACCAGAAATAGCAGAAATAACTGGCAATTATGATTTTGTAAAAACTTCCGATCTATAAAAATATCCTAATACTGTTGCATTTTTGCAATTATCTTGATAATTGACAATAATAAACATATAGAAGGAGAACAAACAATGAACGACCAAGTAAAACAAGAGTCGGTTGAGAATACAGCATCTCAGGAAAAAGCTGGAGTAGAAGTTTCTAACAATCAAGAAACTGAGAACAAACTCTTTACTGCCGATCAGTTAGAGCAAATAGTTCAAAGAAGATTAGACAGATATAAAAAATCTGTTTCTAATAAACTTGATGGAATAGATATTGAAGAAGCTAAAAAGTTACTTCAAGAAAAAAAAGAAAAGGAACTTGAAATCGCTAAACAACGTGGCGAGTTTGATAAAGTTCTGAAGGAAACAGTATCAAAAAAGGATTCAAAAATTCAATCGTTGGAGACTGAATTAAAAAGGATTCGTATAGACGAAACTTTAGTCAATGTAGCTAGTGGAATGAAAGCTGTTAAACCAGCAGAAGTTAAACAACTACTAAGATCAAATGTTAGACTTAACGAACAAGGTTCTGTTGAAGTTATCAACGAAGATGGAACTCCTAGATATTCAGATAAAGGTGAACCAATGTCAGTTAATGAATTGGTAGCCGAATATTTAAAAAACAACCCACATCATGTTTCCTCTACACCAAGTGGTGCAGGAAGCAGAAGTCAAGTTGGTGGTGCTACTCCAAAGCAAGTAAATATTGGTGATCTTGATTTAAGTAATCCTAATGACAGAAAAATTTATGCTGACATGAGGAAACAACGAGAACAAGGTATTTTTAAAATGAAAATAACTAACAACAACAACAAACTATAAAAAACTATGGCAAACGAAACAACGAGTTCAACACTATCGGAACTCTTTACGAATATAACTCAAGAAGCTATATTCACATTCCAAGAAACTTCAGTTATGAGACCACTTGTAACTACTTACCCAATAAGTGGTTCAGGTAAAACTATTGAAGTTCCTGTGTACCCAACAATCAGTGCTTCAGCAGTAAACGAAGCTTCTGATTTATCTAATACAGCAGTAAACCCTACTTCAGCTACTATCACAGCTTCTGAAGTTGGTGTTATGACAACATTAACTGACTTAGCTAGAGATTCAGCTAGTAGAAATGTTGGTGCTGACATTGGAAAATTATTCGGTGAAGCAATCGCTAAAAAAGTTGATACTGATTTAGCAGGACTACTTGATGACTTTGCATCTGCAAACGATCAAGGTGGTGCTGGAACAGAATTGACTGCTGACTTGCTTTTCAAAGCACAAGCTATTTTAAGAAGTGCAAATGTACCTGCACCTTACTATGCTGTGTTTCACCCTAAAGCTACTTTCAATTTAAAGAAAACTTTAACACAACCAGCTTACACAACTACAAGTTCTGGTTATGCAATTTCTGAAATTGGAAATGAAGCTTTAAGAAATGGATATATCGGTAGAATTGCTGGTATTGATATTTTTGAAAACGCAAACATTTCTATTGATGCTTATGATGATTCATTCGGTGGAGTATTTCACCCACAATCATTAGGTTTAGCATTAAAAGAAGATTTCAAAGTTGAGACTCAAAGAGATGCTTCTCTAAGAGCAACTGAGATTGTAGCTTCTATAACTTATGGCACAGGTGTATTAAAAGACACTTATGGTGTTACAGTTAAGACTGATACTGCTCTTTAATTAAACTTCGGTGGGGTGTAAAAGCCCCACCAACTAAATATTATTATGGCAAATTTTTCTACTGATTCAGATTTAACATTTTACCAACCAGATATTTTAACTTTTGGAATAGCTAACTTTACTTCTCCAAATGATTACCACGCACAAGCACGAGCAGATATAGAACGAGATTTAAGAATAAGATGGTTTCCAGTTTACTCAAAAGAAACTTATAGAGATATAGCAATCCTAAACACAACTGAAATGGACGCAACATTATTAACTGATGCACAATTTAAAAGAGCAAGTGTATTTAGAGTAATAGGTTTTTATTGCTGTCCACAATTAACTAAATTCAATTCAAACGATAACCCTGACAGATTCCAAGTTATGATGAAACATTATCAACAAATGTATGCAGATGAATTTGAAGCAATTTTAAGAGATGGTGTAGAATATGATGCTGATGATTCTAATACGATTGCTGATGCAGAAAAAGCACCTTATCATAGACTTAAACTAATTAGATGAAGATTACTGTTGAGGACAATTCATTACAAGTTGCTAAGAACTTTGAAAAACAAGTAAGAGAACAACCACAAATAGTTAAGACTGCATTAGGAAGAACTGCTGAGTTCCTAATGGGTATTATCAAACAAAGAACTCAAAAAGGTATGAGTGCAGATGGAACTTCATTCCCACCATACACAGAAGCTTATAAAACATTTAGAAAAAATGCTGGACGACAAACACAATATCCTGATCTAAACTTTTCAGGTCAAATGTTATCTAACATTACACAAAGATCAAATCCAAGTTATGCAATAATTTACTTTGCTAATAAATTCCAAAATACTAAAGCATTAGGCAATCAGAAGAAAAGAAAATTCTTTGCAATAGGTGCAAGAGAAATACAACCAGTAATGAATGTATTTATGAAAGAATATAACAAACTAAGTACAATAAAATGAGCAAACGAGAAGATATAGCATCTAATATAGTAACAACAATTTCAACTGGAACATCTCCTATAACTTTAAAAAAAGTTACGAGAGAACCTTTTAATGTTGATGAATTATCTGAACAACAATATCCAGCTTGTTTCGTGCAATCAGGAAATGAAGTTAGATCAGATGAAACAATGACATCAAGTACAATTACAAGACAAGCAACAGCAGATTATGTAATCGTTGGTTATGTTA